TATCCCAGTTTGGTGGAGTATTAACAGGATCTGATAGTCGTGCTACAGGACAACCTGGTGATTATGTAATTATTTCTCGTCCTTCTGGCGGTGCTGATGGTGAGATATTTGAACTTAAGACTACATTATCACAAGTTGCTAAAAAATTCTCCGTCAAAAATGGGTGTGATACTAATTCAGAAAATACATTATTTGAAGTTGATTCTGTAACTGGTGATGTAACTATCAACGGTGATACTTCTTATACTGGTGGATTTACATTAAATGGAACATGCACTACACCATATATTAACGCAACTACTAACAAAAAGTTAACTATAACAAATGGTAGTGGCACTAAGACATTTGAGGTTGACACTTGTACAGGTGATACAACGATTGGTAATAAGCATGGAACTCACTTTGCTGTTGCTGAATCTTTTGGTTCATCACCTGCTGGATACACAACTACTGATGTAGTTCATGTTTACAAACATGATCCACAATCATCCAACACGACTCTTGCTACAAGACCATTCACAACAATAGCATCTGCTGTTGTACCAGCAACAACCAACATTCAAATTCAAGCGAATTATGAAGCATTTACAATTGGTGATTTGGTGGCAATTTACGATAGTAATCAAATTGAGATTATACAAATTACTGCTGCACCATATGTAAGTGGATCAAATCAGTTCTTACCAACATCATCTAACGCCAATTATACTAATGGTGGTAGAGGTGTAGAAGGAACGACTGCAATAAATGCTGGTGTTGGTCTTAATGTTGTTAAGTTGAATAAGTTAGGAACAACAACATTACTAGAAGATTTACCTGCTACTCGTGCTTTAAGAGCACCTACAACTGGTAAGACATTCAAGGCTAGAACACCTAACACGAGTGATATTAGACTTGAACTAGGATTAGTAGATGCAGATTTAATTCAACCAAAACTTGATTACATTCAGTTTATCAGAATTGGATCTGAGTTCTTCCTTACTGATAGTGTTGATGGAACTCTTGATGCTTTCTATCAGATCAAGATGCCTAAGTCTTATAGGAATCCAAACACTGTTGCTACAACTTCAATTGATTTATATGGTGGTGGTCATACAACTGTTAATGATGACTTTACTATCAACAGTGGTGTCCTTAGAATGTATGGTTCTGATAGTAAAACTTTAGTTCTATCTATTGCAAACGATGATGGTCACATAGGTGATGGATCAATTGAAGATCCAGTAACCAATACCAATGGTTTGACACTTAAAGGTTCTGCCAACTTCTTTGGTAATCTTAAAATATTCTATGAATCATGTCAGTCTAATGGAATCTGCAATAGTGTAGAATCTATTAAGATGACATCTCTTGAGGGTAGTATATTCTTAGGTGAGCAATATTATCAGAAAGGTAAGGTTCTTGCTATAGAATCTGCAACTGATAAAATATTCCAGATAGATAACCTTGGATCTGCTGGAACTGGTGGAACTGCTGGTCCTAAAGACTTTACAATTTATCATAACAATGCTATTGATTCATTTGGTATTGAAAAATACTGGACAGCAAATGGTGGTAGAAGACACACATATGTTGCATTTGATGCTACAACTGGTATAGGTCAGCAAGAGACTAACCCATTACAGGTTAACAACAACTATCTGATCAATGCTACATCTGGAAGCAATATGGTTCTATATCTACCAGATAATCCACAAACAGGTGATATGATTAGATTTACTGAACTTAGTGGTAATTTAACATACAATACAAGTTTAATTATCAGAGCGAAGAAAATTAATAATGTATCTACATCAATTCAAGGTGATAATTCTGGATCTAAACTTGATGCAGGTTCTGGTCAAGTAAGAACAGTAGCATGGGATTCTGGTGAATTAGTTATTCAGACACGTAACTGTGCATTTGGATTAGTTTTTGTTGGTACATATGATATAGAAGGATCTACATCACAACAAACAATACCAGCTTCGTTAAGAGGTTGGTGGCTCATGGAGTTATAATCAATGACGGTAAAATACGATTCAATAAAGACAATGAGATCTGCCAAGATTGGCACAATCATGCCTTGGGGTGGTGATGGAGGAACTGGATTTCTTGAATCTAATATTCCTAAAGGTTGGATTACATGTAAAGGAGATACATTATCTGCTTCTGATTATCCATTGTTAGCGTCAGTCATAGGTGATACCTATGGTGGTGATATGACTGATTCTCAAAATAATCATTATGAGTTTCCTTATATTGGTACAGCAGCAACATTTAGATTACCACAATTATCTAATAGTGTGTTAATGGATTTAGAACCTGCAAATTTACAAAATTCTAAGTATCAGCAAGGACAGTCAGATGCTGCAACTGTATTAGGAAATAGAGTTGCAGACTACGGTGAGACAAATCCAGTATCAACAACATATGAAGCAACATCTGATATTGATTTTACTTTGAATCTTGCTGGTAATTTGTATTTTAAATTTACCAATATGATATTGAGTGCTCCTGACTTTTTGGAAACCGTGTACGTCCTTAATCGTAAGTTGGGTATCAATCACACTCCTCAACACGGTCATAGCGATACACTTCAAAGTGTTGCTCCAAATGCTACTGGAGCTATGTTATTTCAAACAGACGAAGGTGTTGCAATGTCTGGTACATCAACAACAAGTATATGTAATGCAACTCATGGTCCTAATACATGTGCCAATGCAGCTGTTCAACCAGTATCATGGCAGAATGGTGCTACTACTCTAACACATTTTGGTGATGAACAGCATGAATGGACATTACCACGTTGTGATAGATTTTTTGAATTTGTTAATGAATCTGGTAAAAATTATTGGAATCATGTTCCAGCTGGTACTGCTAACTGGAGAGGAGTTAATAGAGGATCTGGTCAAGAATCTTCAACCTATACTCAAAACCTATTTGGCAATGGTAATACTGGTGCTATCAATACTACAACTCCAGTAGATACACATAAAGTACCAGCACATGTTGGTATGTTTCCACGACCAATGGAAAGAAGATCAAGACCAAATTTCTTTGGATATAATGGTTCTCCAAGATCTGCTGATGCCATGGATGATGATCCAGAACATGTAAATGCAGCTTTTGAAGTTGCTAGTGTAACTCTTCCTGCTGGTACAAGAGATATTGCATTGCCAGCTGGAACTAGCATTGCTAGAACTTATGGTACTTCACCAAATACATGGACTCAGCATGATAGAATTACTCCATTGATGTTTGTTACTGTAAAAGATGCTTCTAAAAAGTATACTTATTGGACATCTACTGGTGGTTCTCAAATAGAAAACATAGTATATGATTCAACAACTGATGTATATACAATCACTGTGAAAGATCAAATAGGCACAGTTGCTGGTACAGAGACTTTGGTGTTTAGACATGGTGCATGGCCAATGTCGCTCAATCAAGGTAAGGAAAATAAAGATCCTTTAGAGCAAGCATTTAGAGCACATAATCATGGTAGTTTTGAAATATCTCAGGGTATTGGATCTATGTCAGGTCCTCCATCACATACTGCTGATAATGCAAATGGATCTTCATTGCAAGCAGATAGTCTTGAAAATGCTCTAAATATTTCATGTGATACATCACAACCTAGTTGTACAATTACGTTCATAATCAAAGCATACTAATGGCAGTTTTATACAGTAAAGAAAGATCTAAGTATGGTAATTTAACAGGTCAAATTATAAATTGGCCAGTTGATTATGCAGGTCTTCCAGATGACGGAGCAAACGTAAATAATTTACCTGCTGGTTATTTAAAATGTGATGGTACAAAATACTTTGCTGAAGATTATCCACAACTTGCTGCTATATGTGGAACAGGATCTAATTGTAAGTTTATCAGAAAAAATGCAGATGGCACTAATTTTGATAATTTATTAGACACTCAATTTATGGTTCCTGATATGGGATCTAAATATGCAGAACCAACTTCGGGTGCTAACGCAGGTGTATATAATAATATAAGATTGAATAATGCTTTAGGAAATGAGTTTAGTAGATCTGGTATTGGTATTGAAGCACAATCTGCTATTGGATCTCCCGTTAGTATAGAATACTCAGGACAGATTGATGTACCTAGTCAAGAAATTGAAGTAAAAGGCAAACCATCATGGGAATATGCTGGTGCAACTCATTATACTGACACAGAAGGTGTTGAAGAGAATTCCATTCATCCACACTCTCATTTTCATAGTGCTCTTAGAGAAAGAATATTAACTACTAATGAGAATAGCACTAATGAACCACAGGTGCAAGGATTTGCTGGTAGATTAAATGCATCAACAGTTGCTATACAAGATTGGTTGAACGCTACTGCAAATAGTAGTGGACATCCTGGAAGTGCTCAAGAACAATGTCGCACAGTTCGTTGGTGTCCTGTTAGTCCTTGTGGATCTACAATTAGTACTCAAGGATTTGGATTGCAACAAACAATTTATTGGGGTCATTGTATTATAGGTGGTTGGCAACCAGGCGGTAGTGAATTTACA